CTTTACGGAGTTCGCTTGCGACTGGGGCACGTTCTTGGTTAAGTTTTGCGATCTCGGCTTGCGACTTCTGGATTTCGGAGAGGAGGGTTGCTCGCTCTTTGGCTTGTCGCTGACGGATGGCGACGGAGTTGTTGGCACCTCGTTCGTCTTTACTTCTTGCGAGGGTTTGATCAACTTGCGAATCCAGTTGAGAAATTGATTTACGAGCGACATCTATGTTCTCCCTTTCGGTTTTAATTTTTTCGTCTATGATTGCTACCTTAGCAACAACATCCCCAGTGGGAACTGCTTGATCTAAGTGAGCCTTTGATAGATATCCAAAGATACCCATACTCGTCAACAACATTAAAACAACTACTGCAGTGGTAAAATATGTCAATAGTAGTTTTGGTGCTGTATTCCAGTTCCTGTACAACCATGATGCTGAGACGAGTTTACTTGCCTCGAGCACTGAGCCCATGATCGCAATAGGAATGACTGCTGTCGAGAAGATAGCAATCAATCCCATTATTGAGTAATACGCTGCTACTGCGGACAACACTAGACCGCATGAAAATAGTAGGTACGTCATTTCTTTAAATGTTTCCTGTGAGTTTTAACCATAATCCATTCATTATAATAATTATCGTCTAAAAGCACATTATTGTCAAATAAGAATTTGGCTTCCCAATAATTCGTATTGCCTCTTGACTGACACAACATCAAAATTTTGCGTGAAAACTTCTCTTTCCCATATTTATCAATATCGGAAAGTAGTTCTTTACTAGAACCCCAATAGTCACGCCAATCACTTTCAACTCTTGTTCGTTTTTTCTTTAACTTTACTTGCCTTGTTTTGGCTTGAGTAAAGTATTTACGACCAATGTATTTTCTACCAGTTTCATTATTTGTAATTTCGTAGATAAAACCATACCAATTTTCAGGGTCTAGGAATGGGTCATTCTGGTAGATCCACATTTTGTTCTTGTGGTTCAGGTTTCTTGTCGCTCAATCCTTCAGCATTAGCCGTTTCGTGCCCCGATCCTTGTGGATTTTTTAATCTACTAAACCAATCATTACCTTGCAAATCGCTTGCATTTTCAGCCATAATTTTCCTAAGTTGTAATTGTAACTTTAGTATTTAGTTATTGCTTGTTGAGTGGTAGTGGTATAAAACTATTATTTGGAACATACAAAGATTCCGCATCCAGTGTTTCTAAAAATTCAAAATCGATTGTCAACCCATGGGGTGTTTTCTTTTGCATAAACATTCTACCAAGACTGGGTAATTTCTGTTTAACATCACGATATACTGAATCTTGTGTGTATTCATATATCAATTCTTTTGCCAAAAACTTATATGAATTCCATGCATCTTGAATTTTAGTATGTTGGTTGTGCATACTCCATTGTTGAAAATATTCCTCACCAAAGAAATGGTGATAATATGTGTCAACAAATTGTTGATTTATGTTTACCCTTTGTTCTTTGTCGCAGCGTATCAATAATCTAAAAAACACTGCTTGCCATTTAAAATTAAAATTTAGCCACCAAAGAAAATCAAAAACAGTAGTCAATACTACTGGAGAATTTTTACAACTCTCATCAACCAAATCATACCAGATATTCGCACCAGCATCAGTCATACCAACATCTGTAAATAATTTAGTAATGTTTTCTCTACTATATTTTTCTTTTATTTTTTCGATGTTATATCTTTGATGTACAAGTTTTACTATGTCTGAACCAAACAATTGATCATTAAATTCGCCACCAACAACAATACAAGATCTATCAAAATAATTTGAAAAATTAACACTAGGTAAGGTTTTATGTTTACCTCGTATGTATGTATAATACATATTTGGATTTTCTTTAATACTATCTGCATCCATCAACAGAACAAGACGATCTCTGTCATTTTCTGGGATTACTTTCAATAGAGAAACAAATACTAAAGATGAATCAATACCACCAGAATAAAGTAAATAAATTGGTTTGTTTAATTGTTTTGACAATTCATATAATTCAGTTGCTCTTCGATCACAACATTGTTCATATGACAAATCGAAATTTATATCCAAACTTGGCATTTTAAACTTATCATATAATTTTACATTAAATGGTAGTATAATTTGTTCACTTCTATCCACCATAACAACATTGTTGGCTAACAATTCATACATATTTGCCCACTCTGAAACACCTGGAGAATCATAAGAAGATAAACTTCTAACATTTCCTGCGTATATTTGTATCATAAATTCCACTCATTCACAATATTTCGCCAAACTGTTTTAGAATATTCCGTCATCTCATCTTCAGTATGTAACTTGTTTATACCATTAACATTTTTTTTATACCAACCAAAATAACGCATGTATATTGTAGATGCGTTATCTGTCAGCAGTTTTAACTCATCGTACGCTTCTCTGCTGGTAATTTCAAGTATTTCTGCATATTCTCTTATACCACTTGTATATGTGTTAGAATCAGAATCACAATTATTAAGTTCCTGCAATAGGTATGGTATGATAGCAACATTTGGAACAACAACTGCTCTATCAATATAAAGTCTATAAAATGATTCTTGATAAGATATGTATTTTGCGCGAAGAATTGCCAGTTGTTTTTTTACTTTCAACTCTTCAGTAATCAAATGAGATGGTAGAGAACAAACATATTCTCTTTTACCATCAATAACATCATATGATAATTTCACTAAATCTTTTCGCAAATCAAATTTACTTACTGCTTCTCTGCAGTTTTTTAAATCAGTAGGAATGTTTGTAGTAAAGGTATTTGGTATACCCTCACTAACATATGTTGCTACTGCAGATGTGTTGCATTCAGTCAATATAGCACGTGTCTCATGATCTACTACTAGACTTAGTCCTCTTCTCATTCGTCTTCCTCTAAATCTTCTTCTTCGTAAATATCTGCGCTACAGAATGGGCAATATACAACATCTGTTGTTTGATACTCACCCTCTTTAAATGAGATTTTACCATGCGCTCCGCACGATTCGCAATCGAAATGTTTTGTTGCCATTATGCTGCTTTCCCCCAAACATCGCCCCAACCACCTGATAGTGCACCTTTAGCATAATCAGTAGCACGATTCTCAAAGAAGTTCGTGTGAGTGGGAGCATTAATCATTTCCTCTACCCATGGTAAAGGATTCTTTTTGACTTTGTAAATTCCCTTCAAACCAAGAGAAATTAAACGACGATCACATATATATCGAATGTATGTCTTAACATCTTCTGATGTTATTTCTTCCATAGCACCCATAGAGAATGCCAAGTCAATAAATTTATCTTCAAGAGAAACCATTTTTTCTGCGATAGAATAGATCTTACCCTTTAGATCGTCATTCCAAATTTCTTTGTTCTCTTCAATATATGTTCTAAACAATTTAATCATCGACTCAGCATGCATCGTTTCATCAACAATAGACCAAGTAATAATTTGACCCATACCTTTCATTTTCCCATGACGTGGAAAATTCAATAACATAATGAATGATGAGAACAGCTGCATACCTTCAGTGAAAGCAGAGAATACAGCGATGTGTTCAGCAGTACTGGCGATAGTGCTATTGCGACTAGAAATGTCAAGCACATAGTCATGTTTATCTCTCATCTCCTGATACTCTAGGAATTGATTGTAAGTAGATTCTGGTAAACCTAATGTTTCAATCAGGTGTGAATATGCAGCGATATGTAATGCTTCGCGAGCAGCAAAGCCCATCAACATCATACGAACTTCTGGTTGAGGAAAGTATGGCAAGTAGTTCTTTACATAACCACCAGCAACGTCAATGTCACCTTGTGTAAAGAAACGAAAGATGTTAGTAAGAAATTGTTTCTCTTCCAGTGTTAGTTTCTTCTTCCAATCTTTTACATCTTCTGCCATTGGCACTTCTGAATGAAGCCAATGTGCTTGTTCATGCTTCAACCAAGCATCATATGCCCATGGATAGTTGAATGGTTTAAAGGAATCTCTTGTATCCGTTAATCTTGTTTTTGTTTTAGTTATCATTCGTTCATTCTCCATTTATTTTCTGGTAATCCATAGTCCCACTTTGGATCTATTTCAACATTCCATCTAGTAGTGGCAACATTAAAATCTGGTATCTTCATTTCTTTAGGATTAGATGCTGGTTCCAATATAACAATACGATTATTTGGTTGCGCAGCAAATTGCCCATTATCGCATTTTATAAAGTTAAAGGATTTATGATCCTCAACATCTTCACTGTGTCCACAATCAAGGATGTTAAAATCTGGATGTGAGGAATCAACTGTAAAAAGATATTCACCTTCCAACCAAGATCCATCTTTCATTTTAATTTTACATCTCATATTTGCTATCATTGCTTTTTTAATTACAGTGATATCATAAGACATGCTGTTCCACAATTGTAAAAAGTCTAGTGGATACGGATCGCCTTCAATCGGTTTCCAGCAGTAAGCATGTAGTGGAAGTTTATCATACAACGCACCATATTGATTTAAGTATGATTCAATTCTAAACGCTTGACTGCGCTGAGATTTTATTGTTATCCACCAACAAGGTTCAAGTTCTCCATGACCTTTTTCAAAGTCATAGAGAAACTCTCTACGCACAAAGCACTTAACTGGTGGAAGGTTAGCAACGATATGCGCCATTATCCCTCACAAGCCAAGCAATCGTTACCTTCTGCCAATGCCTTCAAGTCAATTTCTTGAATAACTTGTCGCTCAATTTTACGAGCTACTTTATCTGCTTTACCAATCTTTTCACTACGGCAGTAGTACAGAGTTTTTAATCCTGATTTCCATGCTTGAAAGTGTACGGCATGGATGTATTTAATATTCGCATCAGGTCGGAAGAATACGTTGAGAGATTGGGCTTGGTCAATATATTCTTGTCTATCGGCTGCATGTTGAATGAGCCAACGCTGATCGATTTCCATACTTGTTTTGAATACGTCTTTTGTCCAGTCGTCCAAGAATTCCACATGTTGTACGGATCCGTCATTAGCAATGATGCTTGACCAGATTTCGTTATAGTCCATTTTGCTGTCTGCATCGCACTTCTCCTTAATGATTTTATCAAGCCACTTGTTCTTGTTTAACGAAGAACCCGATAGAGTGTCTTGACGATAAGCATTGGCACGCAGAGGTTCAATACTAGGAGAAGTATTGCCCATGAGAATGGAAGAAGAAGCATTGGGAGCAATAGCCATAAGATGACTAAAGCGATTCCCAGTGCCCACTGCGTCAGGTGCTTCACCACGCTCCAGTCCCAATGCCTTGTTTGCCTCATCTAATCCCCCTCTTATGTAGCTGAATATTTTTCTATTTTGTCCAACTGCCAATGCCGTTTCCCAAGGAATGTTATTCTTTTGTAAAAACGCATGCCAACCCAAAGCACCAATACCAATACTACGCTCACGCATAGCAGAATATTTTGCTCTAGAAATAACATCAGGAGCATTATCAATAAAATATTGAAGGACGTTATCTAACATCTCAGCAACATCTTTAAGAAACAATGGTTCTTTTTTCCAATCATCATAGTATTCTAAGTTCAATGATGAGAGGCAACAAACTGCTGTGCGTTCTTCGTTAGTTGGAAGAATAATTTCTGAACACAAATTAGATTGGTGTACTGTTAGACCTTTATCTTTCAACCATTGCGGTAATGCGTTATTGCTTGTTGTGATGAAGTGAAGATATGGTTCGCCAGTCATCATACGCAACTCTAAAATTTGTTGCCACAGTGAGCGAGCAGAAACAACTTCTCTTACTTCATTAGAATGTGGATCTTTCAATTCCCAAGAGTCATCCGCTTCTGGGTCTAACATACATTTCTCAATAATATGCATAAACTCATCAGGAATATTCACCGCATGATGTAAATTTAGGCAACGCATGTTTTGGTCGCCAGTTGGCTTTCTCATCTCCAGAAAAGGAATGATATCGGGATGATCAATGGAAAGATAAGCAGCGTAACTGCCACGACGAGTGCGCCCTTGACGGTATGCCAAAGAAGATGCGTCATAGATTTTGAGGTGAGGCATAACGCCAGTTGACTTATCATCAGCAGCCCGAATACCAAAGCCAATCCCGACACCGCCTCCAAACATCGAGAGCCAATTCGTTTCAGAAAGGTTATCAACTAATCCCTCCGCAGTATCTTCAATGTAATTAAGGAAACATGATATAGGCATGCCACGCTTACTACGACCAAAAGATAAAATGGGAGTAGAATAAGACAACCAATGTTTACTGCTGTATTCATATAGTCTTTGCGCATGTTCTGGATTACTCCCAAATGTTTTACTGACAAAAGCAAACCTCTCTTGTGGGCTTACCTCATCATCCTTCATATAACTTTCTTTTAATCTTTTAATGCCCAGAGGATCAAAAAGTGAATCTCTCTCGTAATTCAGAACAATGTCTGTCATGTTTAATTCCTATTATTATTGTTGTATAAATTCTGTCGACAGAGGAAAAATCTTAGCAATAACCTGAGCGCAGATTTTTGCGATTTCCATATGTTCCTTCTGTGTTCCGTTGCCTGAGCGTAATTGTATATAGTGAATCCATGAACGCAGAGATCCATTCATGTACAAACGTGAAACTGTTAAACCTTCTGGCAGAACAGCACGAGCTTGTTCTTTAGCAATACCGTTGGCAATAGCATATTCGTATGCCTCTCGACACTTTCTGATTACTTCACGCTGAATATTTTCCCAACCAGCTGCAAGAAATCTATCAGCATCGTTACTAAGATCTAACTCTACTGAGTTTTGTCGATTCTTTGTGTCTTGACGACGTGCCTCACGAAGAACGAATGCGTCTTCTAGTTCTGCTGTTGGGTCAGCATATCGTTGACTGAATTCTTGGAAAGAGAAAGAACGATGGCGTAACATTTGACGTGCAATATCACGTGTCGTTTCAACTTCTAAACATACATTGACCATCTCAAGTGGAGACCAATGTTGATTTTTAATTAGATATTTAATTAGTTTTTCATTTGTTGCTGTATTCATTTGACCAGCGGGATTACTAACACGAGCACAGAATGCCACCAAGTCAGTCATATCGCTCGCAAAGTTTTCTGCTGGTTGCGAGTATGATATCAATTCAATCTTCATCTTTTTGTTCCAATTCTTGTCGTATCTTTAGAATTTCTTCTTTGGTTAATAGAGTTGCCAATTCAACTTTATCAACATGCATAACATCCTTGATGGATTCTTCTGTAATTTTATTATCTATATTTTCTTCCATTGGTTAAACCTCGCAATCGCTTCTAAACCACTTACGGTATTGTCATCAATCAGACTTAGGATTCTATCCTGAGTCCACCCTGCCTTTACTAAATCATTAATATCTTTATATCCTGTTTCTGGCATCAATGAAACAGTATAACCACTATCTATACACTTGTTAATTTGCTTACACAACTCTACGTTTCTTGGCTCATTGTCAAATACAACTACAAGATTACTAGACAAGCCAAGAAGGTAAGCTGAAGTAAAACTTGCTCCTGCCACAGCAATTGCGTTTGGTATGAATAAACTATCAATCGGTCCTTCAACTGCGTAAACCTTTTTACTAAAGTCAACTTTATCAAGTCCATAAATTCTCTCCATATTATCATCAAGTTTAATAGTCATATATCTTGGATCTTCATTACCAAAAGCACGACCTTGAAACGCAAACACTTTACCATGTTCATTGAAGAAAGGAATCACCAAACGAGGATGTTCATTCTCTTCTTCTGAAGTGTATGTATATTTAACGCTGTTTACATACTTTTTCCACTTCGGTGCATAAAAAAGTAATTTAAATTTATCCTTGGGGATCAAACGAGATGCAACATACATATACGCAGGATGGGTAGGGGGTAAGGTATCGATCGCACGCAGACCATCTAAAATCTCATCTTTTAACTCAGTAAATACTGGTTTTGTCTCTGGATATGATATGGTTTTATGTGAATTGTGTTTACTTGCACCACTCTGGTATCTTTCTAAGACATATTGCTCATAGAGATAACTATCGACTTGTTTGATTAGGTTACCAGCGTTTGTTCCAACACCACAGTTGTGACATTTATAGAACAGATCGTTCTTCTTCTGATAGACGTAACCACGTGCCTTCAGTTTATTCTTTTTACTATCCCCACAGAATGGGCAAGAAAAGTTGAAGGTGTAAGTGTTCGTATGCTTGAAGTTACGAAGCCGAGTACTTAGTTGGGAGATGTATTTTAGATCAACGAATAACATAATAATATTATACTACCAATAATGAAAAAAGGCAAGTTTATCTTACCTTCGGAAAAACAATTGACAGTAATGTGTAACTACTGTATAATAACAGTGTTGGGTTTGATGATACTAATTAAGTAGCTTACTGAAGAACTCCATATGTCCAATCAAATATCCAAGAGCAATCGCTCCACCAACAATCATAAACCTCCAGCGTTCGAGTATTTCTACTCGACTCTTGATTTCATTCATAGTCTTTGACATTACCTCATGCTGTTGTTTATCAGACTCAGCCAGATTGTCAATCTTCCTGTCGATGTGGTCAGTGATTTCACGTGACGTTGTCGTGATGCGCGAATGTAATTCTTTGATGTCAGATTTGACATCAGCTACATCTTCTTTGATGCCTTCGACTTGAGTTTCCAATTTTGCTATTCTCTCTAGATCCATGTTATTTGTTAAAGATAATCTCTTGCTCTTTAATCCATGTTTGTAGTGCTTTTAATTGTTCTGCGTTTTGATGGCAGATACTATAATTCCCTACTACTGTTTCGGTAACGGTAGAGAGTTTAGTGGCTGAGGTTCCTTCATTAGCAAGTCTGGTGGGGTCGGGAATTTCGTTTTTACTGGCACTGTCGTGGAGCACGACGAAAGCATTAGGGATAGGGCACTTAGCATCAGACTCTTTAGTAATATACTTTGGTACTTCTTTAATGATGACATCACCCTTCTCCTTAACAATTTTTACAGTTTCGACATATTTGGTAACAACTTTCGTTGTCGCTTCAGCAGATTCAACTTCTTTCTTGGCAACCTGCAATTCCATCTCTGCTACTTTTTCTTTCCAACTTGCTTCATTTGAGATACCACCCGATAAGTATACTCCCAAAATGAATAAAACGCAAGCAATTAGTTGTGCTAATTTTGCGTATTTCCCAATAATAGGTATGTGACCCAAAACGAATGTGACAATGATGGTCAAGAAACTTAGACCAGTTACGGCATAGATTAGACCATCAGGAACAAACGTCAACAACCACATAGTTATCCTTTACTTACACGTGTCCACATACTGTTGGCTTTACTGGCAAATTTTAAAACTTTGGACTCACCAGTCTCTTCGTTTTGTAACATAACAACAACACCTGGATTTCGTTTTACGAAATCGTAGATATCATCTTCGGCATCACCAATACCAAATTTTTCCTTTAGTCTAGTGTTCTTTACACCTTTAGACATTCTGATGTATACTGGAGCAGAAACAGAAAACTTCGAAAACTTCTTTTTTCTTATAACAGGCTCATCCGTCTTAACAGCTGCGCCAGTAACATTTGCTGGCATTTCTTCGTTGATTGTTTCTAAAAACTCTTCAACCAAAAGATATTCTTCAACAAGAACAATATCTTCCTTCTGTATTTTTTTCAACAAGTCAAGGAAGTCTTCTTCAAGTGTTGGTGGAATACTACCACGATTATTACATTCTTTTACTAAGAAATATGCAGTAGCCAATGTTCCTAGTTGCGTATTAACAAGAGGAATCTTACTCATGATAACCTTAAGACGAAACACCATTCTATGCAGCATAGAATAATGATCTTTCTCAGTGTTGGTCATATCTTTGAGTTTCTTTAGCGCACGACCATTCTTGTCGATTATACCTAATTCGAAAGATCTTGTTTTTTCGAATGGTGTAACCAACATACTAAGTATGCGAAACGCAATTAAATTGTCAACCAACTGTGACATTAAATCTTCCTTAACTCTGCGATAATGTTATCGTCTAAACCAATATCAGTAGCTAGATGTGCAGTTCCTGGTATTTGTTCAGGCATTCTTCCGATATATGTTAAAAATGTAGCTAATACATTCCAGTCATCAACATCTATTTTATAAAATAGCATCTTGACTGAAGCATCACCAAATAAATTAAAAAGAACGATTAGATGATTAAGAATTAATCTCTCTTTCAACTCATCGTTCTTTTTATATCTTGTAAATAGTTTCTTCAAATACAAAAACTTTTTCAAATCCTCTTCGAACTCCGATACGGTAGAACATTGAGGATTATCATAATTATGCATTGCATATTGTAGAAACTCAGCTTCACTTTTAAACATTATATTATGCGTCGTGTAATTGAATTCCTTGAGTTGGGGCAGTAGTCGATCCTGTTGTTGCAAATGTTGCACCAGTAATTGGATACCAGCGACTTGTTCCGTCAATCTTCAACCATGCAAACTGCATAACATAAGCACCAGTAACAGCAGCTGTACGATACTTGAAGTACTTAGTGCCACGCTCAGATGCTCCGAATGGGAACAATGACTGTGAGTTTGTAGTAGATTGGTTGATAACGAATGTCCAAATCTTACCAGAATCTGCATCAGTCATACTTGCTGTTGGTAATGTAATATCGTAGTTAGCAGCACCAGATTGGTTTAAGTAAACCAATGAAGTATTTGCTAACTGAGCAGCTGTTAAGTTGGTTGAAGTAGAAATAGCAATTGTGTTATTCGCAATTGTTATGCTATTGTGTGTACCAACGAAACCTAGTGAAGCGAATCTAGGATACGACGCTTGCATCCACATGTTACCAGAGTAGTCGATAGAAGCAACTTGTGTACCACCAACTTTAACACTCAATGGTCGTGAAGCAGTTGCGCTTGCTGTATTGGTAATTTGCAGATCAATGGTTGTGTGAGTTTGAGCACCTGCGTTCCATGTCTCAAGAATTGTTAATGATGTGCCACCAACAGTAGCAGTATCACCAACACCAAATGTAAACTTAGTAGCAGATCCATTACTTAACAACAGCGTTGGTAAGTTAGATGCGTTACCTTGAACACGCATAATACCGTTGGTAGAGTTACCACCAGTACCCTTAACGATAAACGAGTTAGTCGTTAGAGTAAGTGTTGGGTTTACGGCAGCCGATGTTGTTAGACCAGCCAACAAACTATCGAGTGTCAACTGGCGATTGTCGCCAGACTGAACGATTAGAAATCGCTCAGCACCAGTCAGCGTAGACGCTGAGTTTAATTCTGAAATTTTCTTAGAAGCCATATTTTAAATCTCCTTATTTTCAATTATTTATTAAGCGTCTGGAGCTTCTAAATCATCAGCAGCATCACCACTGATTAATGAACGACCAGCGACCAGTGTTTCGTATTGGACACGACCTGCGCGACCACCAGTACCAACAGTCTTCAATACCCATCCTGGGTTAGTGATAGTTGCTTGATCACCAGAACCAAGATCAGCAACAGCAGTAGCTTGATCAGCAGTAGCTTGAATTTCAAAGTACTGAGCATTGTTACCAGTACCAGAAATATCAATAATTGTTTCAGTTGTGTATGTAAGACCAGTTAATGTACCAGCTGTAGTAACAATTGCAGAACCAGCATTTGTTTGTAAAGTAAAACCAGTTACGCTTGGTGAAGTTCCAGTTACTGCAGAAACTTTATATGTTGTTCCACTTGCGTAGCCAGTAATAGTTCCTGTTCCACCCAATGTACCTGTAATAGTAACACGATCACCAGCTGCAAGAGTAGAAGCACCGCAAGTAAATTGTCCAGCAGTACCTGAGGTAGCAACAGTTGCTGCTATTGTACCAGTTGTGTTCGCTGCCTTTACACTGAATACACCTGCAGCAAAATTAGCAGTAGCGACATAGTAAGTAGTGTTATTTGTCAAACCTGTTGCAGCAGCTCCACCACCATGAAAATATTTAACTTCTTCACCAGCAACCAATCCATGAGTTGCATATGTAACAGTGTCTGCAGCAGTGGTAATCCCAGAAGTAGGAATAATACGAGCAGGTTTATCAACAGCAACAGTTGGTGCTGAAGTATATGAAGAACCTACGTTTGTTACAGCGATTGCTGTAACTGCACCACCAGAAATAGTGGCAGTAGCAGCAGCAGAAGAACCACCACCACCAGAGAATGTTACTGCTGGAGCAGTACCAAGGTAACGTGTACCAGCATTATTAACTGCCACAGAGATAGTGTTATCACCACCTGCATGCGCTTCTGTTGTGTCAATACCAAGAGTTGATCTTTTCTCTGTTAGAGTCAAGTTCTTAGGTGATTGTTGAACACGAACTGGTGCTGAAGAAATTGTCTTAGTTCCACTCGAACCCTCGAATGTGCTTGACAATGTCAAAGCTGTATCAGTAGTGACTGACAATACTTTATATTTTGTTGTTTCGATGATTAGCGTATCGCCAGCATCAACGTCTGTCAGGAATGTTGTACCTGAACCTGTTACAGCTGCTGATCCGTTAGTAACACCGATCGATGTTCCAGCTGGTGTCGCAGCGTCTTGTTTTCCCCAAAGTGCCATATTAGTTCTCCTTGTTTATCTGTTTTTATTTGGCAGGTGTAATTTAAAACCTGTTGAGTCATATCTGTCATCAGCTTTTGCTGCTGAACCCTTTTGTCTTGCTCCTGAGGCAGCACCTTTTGGACGACCACGACCACGCTTCTCGCCTGACTCTGGTTGACTAGTTTCTTTCTCAGCTTTTTCATAATCACGCTCATGCTTAACACCAGTGCTAGTTACAGTTTGTGTGCCTTTAGCAGTAGTTGATGATGTGCCAACTTTACCTCTTGATGGTGTGTCACCAAATTTCTTTTTATATTCAGGAGTTCCTGGCCACATAGCCTCATCGAGATCTTCCTGCATGTAGGATTTGAATGAATTCATTTCTGTTTCCTCTTTTGTTAAACGATCAACTGCTTTGTTGATACCAGAAGCACGTTTTTGAACCTTCTTCTCTGCACGCTCTTTACTTTTTGCGCCAGCAGAATCCATTCCAGTAACTTGAGCATTTCCAATAATGCTACTTTTGGCTTTCTTAACATAAGAACCAATAGTAGTTTTAGAAAGTTCATCAAGTTCTTCAACTTCTTCTTTTACACCACGTGCTTTAGCAAGGTTATTCTTGTCGCTAAGTGTATCATTCTTCTTCAGATCGTCTAAGTTCAATGGCTTATCGCCACGAGCTTTGCGCAAAAATGCTGGAATATCTTGCTTCTTAACAGCTTCTAATAACTCTAGTGCTTGTTCAGTTGTAATATCCATGTCAAATTCTTCTTTGACCTTCTTTTTAGCAATTGCGATTGCTGCTTGTTGGGCTAAATGTTTTGCTCTTGACATAGGTGAATGTTTCGCTCCTGATTTATCAGTTACTGTATTTTTTACTGTTGTATATGGACCATCGAATGGCGGATCTTCTTTTTTCTCATCTAACTTAGATGATACTGTAAACTTATGAACGCTTCCTACTTTCTTAGGGTTATAAGAGTCATGTGTTTGCTTAACATGAACTTCTTTACCATCGTTCTTCATTACTTTACCAGAAACTTTATCACCAGTCTTTGGCTCATAATAGTCATGCTCGCTACCAACAGACATATTTTTTGCCATGTCTGGATGCATTTTACCTTGGGAAGCAAACTCGCGATGGTTGGCTTCATCAAGCACATCTTCTTTTACAGTTTTCGCAGCGTCTTTGAAATCCTTTGCGCTTGGAGCACCTTCGCTTCCTGGCTTACGCATACGCTCATTAGAACCAGCTTCAATACGTTTTCTCTTAGCGTTGATATTTGCATAGAGTCCTGGTTTGGCTTCATCAAGAGCTTCTTCTTTCATGTAATCATTATACTTTGACTTTAAATGAGCCTGTGCTTTAGATTGGGCATCTTTACCATGTTCTTTTCTAGAGAACTCAGCTTTAGTTTGTCCAGTATTACCAAGAACTTCATAGTTACCTTTACCATCAGAAGATACGTATGGCTTTTGTTTGCCCTTCATGTGGTCAGGAACTGCGCCTTCTACCACCTCTTCTTCTTTGCGTAGAAGTTTAAAGTCGTGGGCATCGATTTTGTTGTTCTTGTTCTTGTCGATTTTCTTTTGGTTTGCAGACAACTCCTGCAAATATGCGTTTCTAAATGGGTTCATTTAAGATGGCTCCTTATCATCCAACCGTGTTTTTTATGAGTGTCTAATCTGCCTGCCAAGTAATCCATAAGACCTTGTTCATTGACAGAATTGGCAATCTCCATTGCTTTATTTAGGGATTCTATTACTCCGTTGTTAGCAATATCTAGATCTTCAAGCATTTCACGATCGGTAATGGCAACATTTCCCTCATTTATTGTCTTGAATTGATACAAATCACTCAATGTTCTTGGGGCATATTCTTTCAGCGCACGAATCTCCTCAGCGGTAGTATCAACTGCGCCATGTAAGTCTACATAGAGATCTCCAAAGAAATCGTGTAATTGAGAGAAGTTCATACCTTCTACATTCCAGTGGTGTGCATGGGCTTTAACGTACATACAAAATGTATTCGCTAATGCTATTTTCATTGCTATCGTTAATTGTTCCATCAGCAGTTCCACTTTCTAAGAGCGAGTGCCTTACGACTTGGTTCGCCATTTGGTTTTTTCATTGGACCATCAACTCCGCTCATGCGAGCGCAGAAAGACTTGCGACGATTGGCAGCTTTACTTCCTGGTTTTAATTTTGATGGTGGAGTCGTTACGGCAGTTTGTAGTTTACTGCCAGGAGTTTTACTACGATAATAATCAACACCTTTTTGTGTTAATCCACCAGTAGAACTCTTGTGTCCCTTGGCATCAATTGCGTATTCTAGTAAGTATTCTTTGAATGATATCATTTTGTATACTTCTTATGTTGGAGTCTTGCTTTTTCGATTTGACGTACACGAGGAGCAACTCTGCGTGCCAATCTATCAATGACATCTTTTCTTCTTTGTAAGAATGTTTCTATTCTTTCTTTTTCTTGAACAGATGCAGTAGCAGGATCTTTTCTAAGCATACGCTTCTTAATCATACTTACTGCTAATCTGCGCGAACGCTTATTGATAGTTGCCATGTTAGAAGTTTTTCTAAGGGCAATCTTTGTTCTAACTTCACGTTTTGATTTTGTTCTAGCAAATCTTTGTGCCCTACGAATACGTTCCATACGACCAATCGCTTCAAGAATAACTTCTTCTTTAACTTCTTCTTTGTCGTCATCTTTGTATTCATGCACACCCATAAGTTCTTCTCCTGAGTCGTCATCAACTACAGCGAGTTCTTCATCATCGTACGCATCAATAATATGTTCTGGTTCAGACATTGAGTTGACTTCATCATCAAACTCATCATCGTCTAAATCATCTTCTTGTGATTCTGTTTCTTCACCAAGAGCATACTTAACTTTTCTGTTGATCAAATGTTTCAACTCACCATAAGATCTTTTGCTATGCGATTGTCCATGAACAGCTGGATCCATATGGGGAACTGTTATTTGACTAGTGGTATTGGATTGATATCCCATAGCACTATCTACATCTTCTGGTTTATCGCCATACTTTTGTTCTAAATCATCGTTTGACTTCTCTGGTCCAGCAGAGAATGGTTGCTGAACACCAAGTAATCTTGCCAAGTCAGAATACTTTAAAGTTTGGTGTCCATCATTATGACCAGCAGCTGGGTTAGTAATCGCCTGTTCAACTTTTAGTTTATGTGCTTTGTATTTCTTACCACTCTTGTCTAACTTGTAATCAGAAGTTTCAATTTCACCTTCTTTGATTTGTTTAGAATCTTTGGCTTCTTTTTCTTTCTTCTCACGTGCTAGACGTTCTTGTTTAGCAACACGTGACATCTTCTTTAGGAAAGAAGGTTTATTGTAGTATGCAGTAGCCTCACCAAGTTCTTCTCTTGACTTTAAGTAATCTCGTACACTCGAGATATAATCTTGAGCCAAAGTAATCTTAGACTGAACCCACTCAGGTAGGTTTTCATCCATTGATAACATGTTAATTAGTTCTTGGGAGTTTCTAATTGTTGTTTGAAGTTGCGTTCTTGCCATTGCGCCTTCGTAGTCGTACTCGCCTTTGTCGATTACAGCCATTGCTTCATCTAACGCTCGCAAAGCAGAATCGTAATCAGTAGATTCTTTCATTGATTCTTTTTCTTGCTTATGTTTAGACGTAAGTGATTCTTTTTCTTTTGCGTGTTTTGCTGCAAGATTTGCCTTTGCTAATTCTTTGACAGCAGGGTTTTCTTTAATCTCTTCATTAGTCTTACGCTGACCCATAACACGATCCAACGCACGATCAACACCAGCCTTACGTTTCTTTCCCATATCTTTTTCGATACGATCGTACATGTTTGGCTTAACACCAACTTTATCTATATGTTTCTTTGTGGCTGCACCATAGTAGTTACCAGCAAGTTTTGATGAGATCTCATCAATTTGATCAGCTTGTTCTTTTACTGGAACTACTTTATAACGACCACCACTACCATGTGTGTTCGGTACCCAAACAGTTTTCATTTTACCTTGCTTTGCTTTTTCACCAACACGCTTTACCATATCTTGGTAACCACTTCCGTATTGTTCTTCTTTCTTTGCCTCAGTAACTGGCTTTGGTACTAAATTCTTATCATACTCAATTCCCGCATCATCAGCTGTAGATAACATTTTCTTAACAATAGCTGCGTATTCTGGACGTAGTGGTTTGTTTCTAATCTTACGTAATGAATTATTGATGAGTTGTTCAGCATTAGATGTTTTCTCCACATCTACCACACCAAGAGCATCGGCAATAATCCTAGCAACTTTAATTTTATCTGATGCGTTGAATTTCATTTCTAGAATTCCTTTTATTTTTATATATTCTTCTCCAAAGGCATCACCGAATGTTCCTGTGTGATACTTTGATGCAACCTGTTGAACTGTATGAACAGTATGCATAATATAATCTTGGTGGTGCTGAATGTCTCCAAGTTTTACGAGATATTCCTGAGCACGCTGTAAGTTATCACCAAAAACTTTTTCTTGTTCATCATCTAAACTATCTGTCGCTTCTGCTTCTTTTGCGATACCGAGGTAAAGATCCGTGGCTTTGATTGCGTTTAATACTGCTACTGGATCTGCATCTGGCAAACCCACTAATCTATTGAATGCGTTTACTACTTGTTGGTCAGTATCAAAATTTTGTGTCTTATAACCTTTGTATGATACCTGAGTGTCGTCTTCATCTTTGTCTAAGTCAGATGGGTCTTTTGGATTATAATCCTCAACCAGTGTTACATCAGTTATCCACTTACGAGATGTGGTGCCATCAGAATCAACAAGGGTAAGGTAATTGCTACCTCTAGACAGTATTTCATACTGCTTGCCATTAGACTCAACGACTTGTCCAACATTATAGATTTCTCCACGGTAGTATGACTCGCGAAGCCAATCTGTTGTTAATTTAACTTGTTCTTTAACAACACCCAAGCCCATACCTTCACGCAACTCATTCATCAAACGCTTTGCGTCAACAGTAGTAAGGGTATGTGGTAAACCTTTTTTAAATGAAGCGAAGTCGCCTTTCTTAGCAGCCTCACGCATTTTCGTACCAGACATTCCTGATGCGGAATCGCTGTCTGGATCACGCTCGCCAGCAGATACTACTTGTATAGTGTCGAAGTTATAATCTTTACCATTGTATTGCTCAAGAAGTCTTTTATACTCAGGAACTCTATCGCTTCCTGCAACCATAATTATATTCTTGTATTTTTTGTTTAATTCTTTAGCAACTTCAATTAGGGTACGTGTCGTTGGACCAGCTGCCTTAATATTGGCTTCTGGGAACATACGCTTTAGGTAATATACTTTACGGGAAACTGGGAGGGGATTTGATTTCTTATCTTCTGTTTTAGAAGCATAGATGCAATGAGAAGCATTCTGTTCTTTGGCTAGTTTATCAACTGCTTTTACCAGAAGCTCGTGTCCGATCGTTGGTGGCTGGAAGCGACCAAACGCAAATACTACCTTCTTTGAAGGCAGTTCTTTAAGAAACTGACTATATGCTTTCATTTAATCCATCTATGTTAAAATATATCATCTTATTTAGTCCATTTATAATCTTATCTTTGCCAACCCTTAATTATATCGGGAGAAAAATTGGCTCTGCTAAACTCTAATCGGTCAACGATTTTAACCGCACCGCCTGTAAGGTGGTCAATAGCAACAAACCCTTCTACACCTGTAGTTCTAAAGCCACTGGTAGTCTTCAAAAAGGTTTTTATTGTGCCAGCATTATTCATTTTAGCAATGATTAGTTTCTTTGCTTCTGTCATCACATTGGCCAACTCAAAGATCTTTTCGATAGAGACCTTATCATTATTGGCAAAGAAAGACATAACTGCCTTACGCTTTTGATCAACACCAGCTTTGCCTTTTTCAGTTTTCAACTTGTCTGCATCTTTCTGATATTTGTTATGAATGTAGTCAAACAATTCGCTAACATGTTTCTTTGGATTTGATATAGTTTCTCCTGCTCTAACCTTAGAATTGGTAAAGGTTTTTACTAGTATAAGCAACTCTGGGTTTTGTGAAATGCTGTTTAATGTGTTTGCGTTTATTTGTTTAAACAGAGCACCAGCCTGTGACAGTAATTTAGTTACTGTGGCAGTTTCTGATTTTGTGAAGGTGGCGTTGCCAGATAAATCTTTGTAGTTTGCGTCATCCATCCAAACTGATGCAACCTTGTTGAGTTTATTTACGATACCAGCACCGAAAGATGCTTTCATAGTCTCAAGAGAATCACCTTCATAAGTGGTGTGCCAAACGACACCAATTTTAGCAGAACGAATCTTAGTAGCAAGTACGCTTTCGTATGGAACAGCGTAGACGATAGTGTTTGGGTGGAAGGTGGTGTATTTTTGACCTTCAATTGTTTCTACTTTTAAGTCATTGGTAAACATCAAATCGCCTTGGTAAACACCTGATGTAATGCCCAACTTTTTAAATTCATTAAGAGCAATTTTTAATTTTTCTGCCAGATCACCATCTGTGTCTTCATCGATTTGTTTCGCTGTCTTATAGACTTTTGGTTTTTTATTAAACAAACCCTTCTTAGCAACGAAAAATTTACCATCGCTAGGATCAACACCAGCGAATATTGCTGGGGCACCATCCCATTTTACAGTAGACGTGTTTTTAGATGTTGAATGCCCAGCTAACATATCACGCAAATCTTGTAGAAAATTTATTGCTTTGCGTGTTCCTGTAACACCTTCGTTGAAAATCAAATCTTCAACGTGCTCCATATGCGTATTGGTTTCTTCTTTTATAAAATCTCTTAGTCTTAACATTTCTTTTCCAACCTTAATTATACCTGAAAACCGAATTTTCGTCAAGCATTAACCCTACCAACAGTAGGGTTATACACCCTTTACAACAATATATAAACTACTATCGTTACTTAATTTTTTAGAACTATAATAGCAAAATTTCATATTATCTTTAAATTTCGCTGTTCCTTTTGGAGCCATTAGGAAACTGTAAAGATATGATACTAAATTAGCGAATCTATCTTTTGTCAGTTTATCTGCTTTATTAAAAATTGCTTCTGCTTGTTTATAATCTTTAATAGTATTAGATAATCTAGGATATGCAGCAAACATTGCCTTTAATTCTGTTTTTGCTTTTGTGTAATCTGATGAAGTAACACCAACACCACTACGAACTTCATATTGGTATTTTGATTTAATATGTGGTGAATATTGTTTCGCATCTACCGCACCAAGCTGATAACCTGCGCCAATAAATCTACCTTCAAGAGATACGTTTAGTGTTGTTGCTGATGCCTTAAAACCACAACGAACTGCGAAACCAGATTTGGTTTGAACAATAAAGTTTGCGAATGTGTCAGATAAATCCACTTTAGAGAATGATACATCAAAATCTAAATCTTTGTCCATCTGAGATGCTGGATCAACCAACTCAATAACAGCCTTCTGTTTACTTTCAACTTGTTTAAGAGAGATTGGAATCAATTCCTTTTTCTTAAATGCTGAAGCAATTTCGGTATTCAGTTCAGTAATACTACTTGCCTTTGTTAACTTCTTCATATCAAAGTTATTCTTAATCAACCAAACATCTGCTGGATTCCAGTTATCATTTGCCTTACCAGATAACTTTCTACCAACCTTGTATAACTCGTCTGTCTTGTCGGCAGCTTGGCGTTCGTAATGATAACCTTTAGCACCCTTCATATACTTCTTCAACTCTTGTGTCTGTTTTAATGCACTCTCATAGTAAAGGGATTGGTATAAACTTTTCTTTGCACCAAGCATAGACATTACTTGATCTTCTGTTAAGATCTTATTACTCTCAATCATACTTTTGAACATGTACATACTAGCAAGTTCTTTAATTTCAGTAAGAGCACCTGTGTTACTTTTACTATTTTGGGAGTAATGATTGAATGCAGTATTGATTGCGCTTTCAGAACCTTTGACAAGGATTACTTTTTGCTTGTCATCTTTGACATACAGTGTGGCTGTTCCAGATGCCAACTCGATGACAGTAGAAATATCTTTTGCTTTTGCGGATTTTGTTATTGAAAATACAGACTCGCCAAGTTTATATTTTAAACTTGTGAATTTAGAAGCGACTGCAGCAGACATTTTGTCTGCTTCTTTTAGGACGATTTGATGCCCTTCTCCGTATTTTGTGCTACCAACAATAGATGCCATAGGAAATATCCAGTTATTTTACTGAATATTTAGTGATTCGGCATGTCGTTCGTATCTGGTTTCCCAGCGCAATATCTCACGATAGAGATACTTTAATGGATAATCAAACCCATCGAAGTGTCCCTTTATTCTTTTTAAAGTCGGTGAGTAATAGCCAACTCTCTTTGCTCGGATCATCTCAGAGGCAGGTTTGTTTAAATTCTTTGACTTCATTTCCATCAGAATACAATGCGCATACGCTTGAATCTCACCCCAAGCAGCATAGTATTCACGTTCTTCTTGCATTTCAGCATTTTTACTTTCTTTGTGCAGAAGAACAAACTCGTACTTATCCTCATGGTAAATCCACTGCATAAAGTGCACATATTCATGCATGAGTGTGACGATTACCTCAAATTTAAACGACTCCCACAATATATCTGTAAAGGTATTTGGGCGAACTGTGAACAGTTGCATTTTCTCTTCATCAAAAGCGAATTCGCCAGAGACATAAAACTCTTTGTTTTTGGATCTCTCCGTATACAATGTAGTCCTATGATATCTGGCAAGATAACGCTTCATACCCACAGGATCGCTGCGGTACTTGTCTAACTTATTCCACAGTACACTTGGTACTAGTTTTGGTAAATCTACTTTAAGTATGTCTGCAAAGTTACCATAATAATTCGCTAAAAATCTACCTTTCATAAACACCTCTTTTGTAGTATATTATACTACGAAAAGTGTTCGATGTCAAGTCCTTATGCGAAGAATTCGTCCAAGTCTTGGGATGTTGATTCCTCGAAGTGCTCTTCGAACATGTTTCTAGCAGTTCTGAGGATAGATGGATCATGGTTCGACTTTATTTTGAGTTCGTTCAGATAACCTGTTTCCTTACCCATAGCCAAGTCGATGTAGTGCTGAGCAACTACTTTTCGATCAAATTTCTTAATCAATTCGTAATTATTTAGCTGAATCTGTTGGTAGTCAGTTTGACTCATATTACAAAATTCTTGGATTGCCTCACCATACTGTTTTGGGGTATAGCTCTTTTTCAGCATACAGTAGTTTACACCAGCTTTCAACAAAACCCCATTACCTTCTTCGTTGTTGGAAACCCCATAATTTACAGCAATAGGAACAACCCCAATTCTCATGGCGTCAACCACAACCCTGTTAAAATGCTCACCAAAAGTATTAGACCAAGAAGGATCGACCAAAAATTTCGAAGTAGAAAGAATCTCATCTCGTTTTGCTCCTGAAATAAACCCAAGATATTTAAAGTTACCAGAATTCTCCGCATTCTCCCAAATACGTTTACCCCTACGATCGTCAGTTACGTCTGGATCATATTCGGATGTCGCGAAATATTCTTCCTTACACTTGTCTTTCGACATCATGTATGCTGCCTCGATACCATAACCACCAACCAATGTTTCAACTTTAGGCATATACGGCACAGCACGAATCAAATCATCAACACGTTTCCAACGCTTGAATGTCTGTATTGATAGAAGTTTGTTTTCCTGATTAGAATACAAAGGTGGTTGTGGGATGTTAGCAATATCTTGTGGGTTTAAGATAAGTGCCCTTGGAACATCCATAAAATCTGCTGATTCATATGCTGCTGGATGCACGCATGCGAGACCAACAAAATGTTTCTGAAATAACTGAATCCATGGGTAAAGTTTTTTCAAGTTGGCATCGTGGATAATTGGAACCTGTTTAGTTGTTACTTTCTCAACCATCGGCAACCACATCAAAGATTTCTCAGTGTCTTTATTCTTGAAACCAAAGATAGACTGCCAAATAACCAAGTCGTGCTTGTTAGCATCTTCAACAAATTTATCAATAGACTCTTTAACTTTGTAAGAATAATACGGTGCGATCCAACCATCACCTTGGTGGACAGGATAACCTGTACCAACACCAATTTCGTAACCCTCTTTTAACTCAGTAGGCATTTCAACAGGGCGAACTGTCTTGTTACCTTTGAGATATGCGAAAGTCACTTCATGTCCAAGTTCTTTCAATCCAGCTACGAGATGTTCGCAGTGATTGATAATTCCTCCAAAGTTATTGAAGGTATGCATTACCATCATAATTTTCATCTTTTTTCCTTTAGTTCTTTCATCGTAGAATCTAACCAATCAGTCGCTTCTTTTTCGCTGTCGAAATATGGACTAATCACTTGTTTTTTATAAATGTAAAAAAAAGTATAGGTATGCATTCCTGCGTCCCTATACCTAACAAGTTCAAGTCCAGAGTCCATGTCTCACCTTGATCAAGCGAATCATCATATCTTCATCTTCTTGTTCATGAGCAGCTTCAATCTTATGACATTCGTCAAGCATCTTAGAAACACGTTCTTTTTCTTCTGGTGTTTTCTCATCACGGAATAATCCAAACGACTCACCATCTTCATCTTTCTCATCACGTTTCTCATCGCAATAAGCAGTCCAACCAGAAGCATCGTGTGGATCAACACGCTTTGGTCGCTCAACTGTCCACCAAGTATATAGATCTAGAATTTCTTGTGCTTTATTTGCTTGGTGAGTTGGCTTACCGAATTCTTCGTCTTCAGGTTTTAGACCATAACCCTCATCAGCTACCAATTTACGTTGCCAATCAAGATTATCTAAACCAGCTTGAGGGCAACGCCAAGTGCGCCAGCGAAACCAACCAGAAGCCCAAAAGGGAGCATTATATTTTTTCTTAGCATCACCATCATCCCACGCAATGTGCCACCAAGCAAGTTCTACTTCGACGAATTCGACCAGTTCACCGAAAAGACAGGGGAGAAACCTGTTTCCGACATCTCGCCATTCACCACGAGGAATATCCCTACTGTGTGCAGTAAGACAATGAGTGCGAGTAACGTAACGATTGTTAATATAGTATTTGACATCGTAGATTTTCCTAATTGGCCAAGTAATAAAGTTTTGAATATGATCAAGTCCCTCTTCAACTATCCAAAAGCGAATTGGGTGTGTTTTCTTTGCTGCTTTACGCCAAGTATACCACTCATCGCTGGTTCCGCACTTGAGTTTATCTGTGCCACGAAGCCAGTCAGCGAACTTCGAACAAGACCAATATGTATTATGAAATGCCAAAATATATCTCCAAAACTTAATTATACTCAATTATAGTTGATTATAGTTTAAATGTCAAGCAAAAAATTCATCAAGAACTGCGTTGTTCGCATCAGAGTGGTGTTTAGCAATCATCGCTTCACCATTAGGTTGCTTACGAAGATAATCATACCATTCCTGTTCGTCCCACATTCCTGGACTTACACCATTCCAAAGTTTTTTCCACATAGGATGCTCTTTATTTAGACGACGTGATTCAACGTATTCATAGCGAGCATTCTCATATTCCCAACTACCAAGTTCAAGCATTTTCTCGCGTAAATAAACAACAAGAGAAACACGCTCAGAACCTTCCTCACAAACAATCGGTGTATTGCCATGGATAACTTCGTGATTATTAACCAACAACAAATCGCCAGGACGCACGTTTACGGCTACACGAATTTCTGGGAAAATCAAATAACCACTTGTATAACGACCATCGTTAGATAGTGTCAACAGATTAGACATACCTTCAGTAAAGTCACCAGCATCACGATGAGCAGCTGTGCGGAATGTTTTATTAACTGTTACTGTTGTAAATGGTGTTCCTTCAATAACAAACTTCTGATCAATAGTATCAGTTGCTGCCTTTTGATTAGCATAACGCTTTGGTAGTAGTGTTTCGAAACCACGTGCTAATGATTGTAAAAATGGATACGCCATTCTAAACTTCTCAGGGTTGTCGCGAGTATAAGTTGTCGCACGACCAAACGGAATACGAGGATAGCGATCGAACCAACCTGCGATACCAGAATCTACTGGATTGCCATAAGATGTTTCACTAATCATCTTCATCACTTCTTCAGTCTCAATCGCACGTTGTTCACGATTAAGCGAAATGATACTGTCGATGAATTCATCAAAGTTGAATTTGTTACGGAAACGTGAGATAACCCATACATTATTCTTACCAGAACCCAGTGCCTTCAAACGATCATCTTGAGTTGAATATCGTGAACGAACATCATCAATAACGTCACCATCAACTAAAGATGCTGTTCGAGCACTTAAAATTGATTGAAGCATTTCTTCTTGATAGTTGGTAACCCATTCGCGACCCTCACCTGTTACTGATGTACCTTCTTTAATACCAGAAGCCAAGCCACGATTTTCAGTGCGAACTGCTGCTTCACGCAAGCCAGCATACGCAGCATCTTGTTCTTCCTTAGTAAAGAAGTTCTTACGAAATTTAAATGCGATATTTGCTTCAGAAGGTTGCCCACCAAATGATCCAACTGGCAAATAATAATCCACATCTTCCTCAACAAGAAGATCATAATGTGATTCATCTACGAACATACCAAGCAAATGTTCTGAGTCGTGAATTTTATCTGCTACTAATACCTTTACCATACATTTCCCCTTATACTTTAAATCCATCAAATTGACCATCACTCTTCAGTCGTTTACCAAACTTACTTTGGTCAAACAATGGTGTGTCATCATCAACAATACCTTGTTCCGCTACATGCATTTGAGCACTCATCTCAACATCATAAAGTCTCATCTGCTTTCTGTCAACGCCAATCACAAATCTCTTATAGAAGTTTGGATCTGAATAACGATTCTTCAACTGCTTAACCATAATCTGACTCATTTGATCCAACTCTTCAGTAGTAATCAGCGCAATCATCAAGTCTGCTGTTGCTGGTAAACCAAAAGATTCTGAAGTATCTTCAAGTCCTGGATCCGTGTTAGCAAAACCAGAACGAGTCGTTTGTGTAGCACTAACCAGTGGTACTTTATATTCACCTGCCAAACCACGCAACTCTTCAGCGATTGACTTAATATATGTATAAGAGTTTACATTTGCTCCCATACGAATTCTCTGAGAAGAACAAATATTCAGATAGTCAATGTAAATAATATCAGGAATAAAATTACGTTTCATCTTCAACTCTTCAACCAATGCTCGGAAGTGACCAGCATGAGCAGAAGCAGTAGGATATTCCTTAACAATCAATTTACCTTGTGTCTTAGCACGAATCTTACTAACACGACTGTCAAATACACGTTTCTCAACCATTTTGAGCGAATCCATAGACAACTCTAGTAAATTGGCATCAATACGTTCTGCGATTTTCTCTTCAGCCATCTCCATAGTTATGTATAAGACATTTTTACCCTGCATCAAATTACTTGCTGCGAAGTGACACATAGCCAAGGACTTACCAACACCTGTACCAGCTAAGATAATGTTCAGTGTTTTTTTACTGAGTCCGCCATTTGTGATTTTGTTGAGCAGGTCGAGGTTGAAAGGAATCTTCTCTTCAACCCTATGATAAAAATCATAACGTGCATCTGAATCCTCAAGATAGTCATGACCAACGTGGGAATCGAAAGTAACAGCAAGAGCTTTAGACAATAGATCGGGGATAGCATCAGTAGTTTGATTCTTATCTTTTCCATCAATAATTTTGATTGATCCAAGAATAGCATTATAAACAGCCTTATCTTTACAGAATTTTTCTGTTGTGTTTGTAATCCAATCTAGATTTGGTAACTGATCAACATCTACAGATTCAAGAATCTCATTTGCCCTTTTAACTTGTTCCTCAGTCACATCTGTGCGATTAGATATTTCAATTTTTAAAACATCTCTGTTTGGAGCAGAGTTATACTGCGAGAAGAATTTAACAAACTCCTCAAAGATAACTCTATCTGTCCTATCAGTAAAGTAACTAGGATCTAGGAAGGGCATAACCTTTCTAGTATAAGTTTCATTACCAATTAAGTTACCAAAAATTTGGTCTTCAATCCGCATCTACTTCTTCCTCTTTTTCAACGACTTCATCATCAGCACTACCATAATTATACTTCCCTTTACAGTATTTGTCAAGCTGTTTTAAGATATCTTCGGAGAAAAAGTCAGAAGGATTGTTGGCAATATTTTTACCAAATACTTTACGACCATCGTGTACTTCGATACGACCACCTTGTGCTTTCCAGATACCAGCTTCAACAGCAAGATCGGTAAGACCATGGTAACGATCAAGACCTTTAGTAAATGAGAGTTTAGTTTCGACCATAGATTTCTCACGAGTGAAACGAGATTTCTCAACTTTACATTTGATAATATTACCAACAACTTCAGTACCATCTTTGTCTTGCGACTTAGACAAGAACACAATCGAAGAAGCTGCATATTTCAAACCATCACCACCACCCATAGTACGAGATGGCATATAAGAACCGATGACTGCGTAGGTATGATTGGTAACAACCATAGCAACATCAAGTTTAGATAACTTCAATGACAACACACGGAATGCGCCACGAATCAACTGAGAACGTGTCATATCACGAGTGTCTTTACCCTCAGCGATATCTTCCATCTCTTTAGAAGTTGATAACATACCCAATGAGTCCAAGAAGAACATTAATGGTGGGCGATCTTTCTTTGGTGTTTTCTCATAAGAGTCGAGAACCTTAGTAGCCTGAGTGCGGAATTCTTGAACAGTTGATACGGGAACAATCATAAAACGCTTGGTATCAATACCACGCTCCTCTAACATCTCACGATTCAACGCACCTTCTGTCTCGAAGTAAATGACTCCAGCTTTGTCATCAGTTCGAAGAAAATTGTTCGCAATGCCAAGGGCATAGAATGTTTTCCCTGTTGAAGACTCACCAGCCAGAGCTGTAACTTTGTTCCCAGGTAAACCACCATAGATGCTGCCAGATAACAAGGCATTGAGAGTATAAGAACCAGTGTCGATAAAAGTATTAGTATCACCAACGACACCGTCATCAGCCAATCCCGCATATTCATTATCTAACTCCTTAACAATATCTTTTAGAAAATTCATTTTGTCTCCTGTTCAAATGTTACTTCGCTGGCTACCATTGACAAATACTCAATAGCGCATACCAAACAATAAGTTTTATTTTCGTACCCAAACTCTGGCATGTTTACACGAAATGCGTAAGCATCATTCAACTCTCCATGTTTTTCGCAAAACATTTTTGGAAGTGTCTGTGGTTGTGGGGTTTCTTTAATTACTTCATCAATTGGTGGGAAATCAATTGGATCGTCTGTATTAGTTTCATGTGTCATGTTTTCTCCTAGTGTTTCATATATTATACTATGTATATTGTTTTAAAGCAAAAAATTATGCGAAGAATTCGTCAAGACTATTTTGTTCTTCGATAGTCCAACCAATTGATTGCATAATAGCTGAAAGTGGATCAAGGAACACTTTCTGAAACTGCTTTTCATAGTCTACGTATTTATGTAGCCCAAATTCTTTCGGGAGTGTGTTAGTAAAACTGATAACATCCTCACGAATAATGTTCGGCTCTTTCAAGTAGATAAATTTGATTCGATCACCCTCACGAATCAACTGGTGTTTTCCCAACAAGCCATGTTCTTTAACAAAGTGGTTGAACATTAACGCACCTCTAACATGAATCGGTGTAGATTTACGATAGATGTTTGCTGGGTCAGAATACTCTTTCAAATTGTTAACGCTTCTTGGAAAAGCAGCATCTTCAACAGGAAGATTATAAAACTCTTTCTGATAGTCAATAATAAATTTACGCAAGGCAAGTTGATCACCTTTGATGACAATCGTCATCGCTTCCTTCAATTTGGCACGAACGACCAGCGGAGTTGATGACTTGATCATCTCAAGACCCATAATCTTCATCTTTGGTTGTGCGTATTGAACACCTTCAGAATTGTGTACGTTTAAGACGTAACGCTTCTTAGCAGTCCAGATACCTTTATCCGCAATAACCTCACGCTTCATAATCATCTTTTGATCAAATGCGTTTTGTCGTTCAGCCAACTCCTCATAACATTTATCGATGAATGGTTGAAGACGATCTTCACAAATTCTATCAATGTAGCGAACAACTTTATCTTTGTCGAGTTGCTCCTCTTTACTAAAGACTTTATCTACCAATGGACCGAAACGCAAATAGACTGAGTCAGTATCAACAGCGATAACGTAGTCTGCTTTCTCAGTCTTGAGTAGTTTGTTAAAATACTCATTGAATTTCTTTTCCATCCAACGAATAGACAACTGACCACTCAACGTGATACCTTCAGACATGCGTTGATCATAGTATCGGAAATACTGATTAGCCAACGCACCATAAGCAGAGTTCAGGGCAATCTTTAAAGCCATCTGTAGATTGTTGAGACGAGAGATCTCATTCAATAATGATTTATCTTTTGTGTTTTCGTATTCTTGTTGAATACGCAACATTTGCTTTTTACTTTTACTACGATTTGTGTACATCGTTTCCATCAACTCAGGTAAGAAACCTTTAATGTCTTTACGATAACACCAACCATTAGCAGTACAAGACAAATTTAAATCATGGTACCCACCAGTCTCCGCATGCTCAAGAAAATAACCAACACCACCAACATGTTTATATCCAGTATCCATTGTCTCAGGACTAATGTTATACTGCATAATCAAGTGAGGATATAGACTGTTCAAGTCAAATGAAACAACCCAGTCATGCATGCCCACGAGAGGGTCTTTAACATAAGCACCCTCAATCACAGAATCTTTATCATTGCTAACTTTATTTGGAATGACAACTTTCTTAGCACGCAAATGATTATAGATGATTGTATCCCACATACGAACCTGTGAGAAAACATCCTCATAGTTTACCTTTGCGTTATACGCCATAACCATAGCAAGTTCAACCAACTTCATCTTATCTTCAAGTTTGTCAACAAGCACAGTGTCGTGAATGTTGTAATCAACAAACTTTTTCCATCCGTAAGTATAGAAGTCTTTGAAGGTATCGTACTCTGAGTAGTCTAGTTTATTCTCACCAAGTTCAACGAAAGCAATGTGATCAAGTTTATACGACTCTTGCATAGAATACGTAAACTTTTTATAGAGATCGATATAATCTAACGCAGAAATACCAGCGATGTCATAGCTGATTTGCTCAGTGCCTTTAACATGAATCCTGCGCTCATTGATAACTCCCCATGGTGATAATTGTTTCGCATGTGTCTCACCAAGTTGATTGATGATACGACGAATCAGATATGGTGTATCAAAGAAGTTGATGTTCCAGCCAGTGATAACATCAGGATAATCTTTTTTCCAGAAGTCGATGAAGTTTAGTAGAAGTGCGTTTTCATTTTCGCATTGATGAAAGATTACTTCTTTGTTGCCTGTGTATGGGCTTTTACCAAAAGTGTGAATCTCTTTGGTCTGCCCATCCATCAATGTGATTAAAAGAACTTCTTCGTTAGCAGTTTCAATATTAGGAAACCCATCTTCCGTAGATGTCTCAATGTCGATAGAATATCGTTTGATTAAATCTTTGTTGAATGTTATGTCAGCTGGATAATTGTCTGAGAGATATTGATATGCGAAGTTTGTGTTACCATAAACATCAAACCCATTTATGTTCTTGTACCTTTCAAGAAACTCTTTTGTGTCTTTGATAGATCCAGGTTTGATTGGGTACAACACTTGTCCGTCAAGTGTGCGAAATATTTCTTCTGAAGAGTTCTTGCTCTTCGATGATGCGTAAAGTGTGGGATTAAAATCTAGTTTGTGTTTGTATGGTTGACCATTATCATAACCACGTACACATAGTTTGTTTCCCATTGGGAATACGTTGGTGTAAAATTCCATGCAACTCCTTCGTCAATCTATTATTATATATGTTCATGGCATTAAAGTAAAGTTTATTTACCATGGATCAACATCATGATATCGTAAGCACAATCATGGGTGGGGTGGTGTTTGATAACATGTGAGCCACGATCGAAAGAAATCTTGAGATCGCAATATCCATTTTTAGAAGTTTCGGTAAGACAATCCAAGGCAGTGCGAATGTCACGCCAATTATTGTATGGTGCGATTAGTTCTTGCCCTGATACTTTACACAAACTGTCAATTGACATTTGATCAAGCGAACCACGTGACCACATTGTGTTTTCATTATAAGGTGTATCAATGTATTCAGCAATTCGTTTGATACCTTCAACGGCAGGCAAATCGTCTTCTTCGCTTGGATGGAAACTTACTTTTCGAACATAGTCATGTTGTTTCGACCACCACTCAATGGTAGACTTATCAATAGTACGTTTATACTTATTCACCTGTTCCTGCACATCAAACTTCACAAACAATGCTTCGGAAATATAGTCATCGTATGAAAGTGTTGTGTTTGTTGGATCAAACTTAATAATCGCAGCAGATAAAATTACAGTAGTAGACTCAACACCAAGAGTCTCCACATCAAACATATACATCATTCTTCTTCATCCTGTTCTATGTCTTCATGATATTCTGAGATAGCAAACATCTCATCAACATCAGTTGGTATTTCCTCACGAATTTCATCAGCGGACATACCTGAATATTCATAATAATTATCGAAACCATCTTCGTACTTACCACAGAATGCCATTCCTGGCTCATAGTAATAAGCACACACAGACCAACCCTCATCTTCTAAGTATTCATAAAGAGTTGTTGGTGGTGCCCATGCGCTGTCGAAACTAATTAACACACTAGTCTCAGATAGAATTTCGTAATCGTGAA